TAATTATTCAGAGAAAGGACAGAAAATACTTGACACCCATATAGGTAGTGGATCAATAGCAATAGCCTGTCATTATTTTGGGTGTGATTTAGTAGGGATTGAGATAGATGAAGAATATTATAATAAGGCACAAGAAAGAATTAATGAACTAACAAGACAGGAAACACTATTTTAATGACAGATCTCGCAGGATATGTTGTATTGGTAATAATTATATGGTTTATATACGATACATTTTTTAGTGGTTGAAATAAATACAGGAATTAATTAATTTATTAATTCGGCAAAATAGGAGAAAGTAAGTGTTATGAGAAATAGAATATTAAAAAAAGAGTTTTGGTGCGATGAGAAGATCATTGAATTAACACCAGTAGAAAGATTGTTATTCTTAGGAATGACCAACTTCGCAGATGATACAGGTATTCAGATATACTCTGCAAAGGGATTGAAAGCAAAGGTGTTCCCTGCTGATAGCATAAGTGTAGGTGTAATTGAAAATGGATTAACTAAGATGTCTAAACTAGGATTAATTGAGTTTGGTAATGATAATACATTAATCAGGATCACTAATTGGGATCTACATCAAAAGATCAATAGACCTTATCCATCTAAATATACATTTGTCGAGGAGAATAATGATGATTCAATGAATGTTCAGGGAATGGTGTATGAACACTCACGACCTAATAATAAGAATAAGAAGAAGAATAATAATAAAAACAATAACAAAGAGAATACTAATTTTTTAGTTTGGTATGAATTATATCCTAGAAAAACAGCAAAGCCAAAAGCATTAGCTAGATTTGAAATAATAATTAAAGACCATTCCTTAGAGGATATTATAGAAGGAACTAAGAAGTGGTGTGATTACTGGAAGAACTCACATACAGAGAAGCAGTTTATTCCTTACCCTGCTACTTTTTTAAATCAGGAACAATTTAATGATGAACCTGATAAATTACAGATAGAGATGGAATATAGATTAGATCCTACTGGACACTATATCGGATATTGTTCTCAATGCAAAGTAAGTAGTTTTTATAATAAGGAAGAAATCAAACAAGATTCAAGATGTTGTAAGTCTAAGATATTGCCTAGCAGAGATATTAATGCAATACAAGATATAAATGCAGAAGCATAAAGATATAGAGCAGCCTTACACTCCTATCCCCCTAATGTCTAACCAACCTCAGGGGGTTTCTTGCATACTTAATGCACACTTGCTTACTGATTGTAGGGCTGCTTTAGTATTAGGTAAACTGATGTTTCCTAAGTCGAAAAGGAGAAGGGTGGGCTGTTAAAGGTCCACCTAGACCTTGATTATGGTAAGGAGTTTATATGGATAAAGAAACATTAAAAGCTAAAAAAACAATTGACACTCTTATAGAATATGCTCAAATGGTAAAAGAATATGCTCAAATGGTAAAAGTTTTAAAAGCTAAAGATATGTGGTATGTAATGTGTAGAGATATAGGAAACAATAAACCCTCTACGATACAAATAAGAAAATGGGTAGAAGGTAAATATAAAAAGAAAAAAATTGATTAGCTGTATCCAAATAAAAGAAGAATATATAGAAGAAGCCTACTTGTATGCAGTAAAATCAAAACACCACTTGTCTGATAGACATAGTTTTCATAGTGGATCATTAAATGATAGACAACAAAAGATGTTTGAAGGAAAGCTAGGAGAAAAGATATTCAAACAATATATGATAGAAAATAATATTGAATTTATTGAAGATGATTCACATCACACAAAAGCAGACTATTATGATTTTATGATTAAAAAATATCTAGTAGATGTAAAAACAAGAACAAAAGAATATCATAGTAGAACATTAGAAATGGTAGAGCAGTTCGAGAACAAGCCAAAAGATATTTATGTTTCAGTAAGACTATATCCTGATGAGCATTATGGCTTCATTATAGGTTGGATAGGAAAGAACGATTTTAAAAGAATAAATAGAATAGAGAATCAAGGGTATTTAGATAATTATGTATTCTATGATAATGAGTTAAGAGATATAAATAAACTTATTCCATTAATATCTTGATAAAATTCCTGATAAGAACTAGACCTAAACCACAACAAAGACATCGTAATAGAGGAAGATTCCAGTATGATCCCTCATCTAAGGACAAGAAGGACTTTCTATTACAGGCTAAACAGTATGCACCAAAGATACCTACCCTGAGAAATATAGATTTGGAATTAACATTCTGCTATAAAAGACCTAGATCACATTACAGATCAAAGAATAAAAAACTCATACTAAAAGAAGATTCCCCACTATACAAGGGAAGCAAAGCAGATATAGATAACCTGTCTAAGTTCTACATAGATGCGATGAATAAAGTGTTCTACAAAGATGATTGTCAGATAGTATCATTAAATGCGAATAAAGTGTGGGGAAGTGAAGATTGTGTGTATGTAAAAATATCGTATACAAAGAAATATCTAAATAAAAAAGAATAAAATAATTATATTTGGATTATGGCTAAGACCAAAAAAGACACAAAAGACAATGTACAATCCGTACAAAAAACAGACAAAAAGAAAAAAGACTTCTTAATTTCACTTAAAAATAACAATGGAAATATATCAGAAGCGTGTGATGCTGCAAACATTGGAAGGCAAACATATTATGATTGGATTGAGAAAGATGAGGTTTTCAAACAAGATGCTGACGATGCACAAGAATCATTGATTGATTTAGCAGAATCTAAGTTGATGGAGAACATAGAAGATAACGACAACACATCTATAATCTTCTTTCTAAAGACAAAGGGTAAGAAAAGAGGGTACATTGAAAAGCAGGAGATTGATGCTAACATACGACCAATCGAGGATATAACATTTGAAGGCATCTAAGAATATCCAGTTATATGAAGCAGATTATCTCCCACACCAATGGGATTTTTTAACTATACAAAAAAGAAACCCAAAGAAAAGGCTCAATTTTCTCTGTGGTGGAATGGGAAGTGGTAAGACATTTTCATTTTTAGCAAAATGCTTTATAAATCACGTCACAAAAAAGAATAGTGATGGGATTAGCAATGGGTGGGTGATCTACCCTACTTATGATTTAGCAGATGAGATTTTTGTTGAGCCAATGAAGGACATCTTTGAACGCAATGGAATTAAATATCAATATAATATTCAGAAGCACAGATTCACTACAAACTATGGAAAGATAAAGATATACCAGTTACAGAAACCTGCTCGTATAGTTGGAGCAAATTTAAATTGGGTGGGTATAGATGAGTTCGATTTGGAGAGTTGGAAGAACTGTGAGATAGCTTATAACAAAGCAATAGGTAGATTGAGAGGATCTGAAGATACGGAATTGTTTATAGTTTCAACACCTGAAGGTTATCATTTTTTTCATCACATTGCAGTAGAGAAGGCTAACGAGAATACTCATTTAGTTAAAGGAAAGACAACGGACAATCCATATCTACCTAATTCTTATGTAAAACTATTAGAAGCCAATTATACTCCTGAACTATTAAAAGCATATCGAGATGGAGAATTTACAAATATAGCAAAATTATCGACTTATTATTCCTTTAACCGAACAGGAGAAAATTCCAATGTTAAAAAATGCGAATACGACAGTTCTCTACCCCTTTTGTGTGCGATCGACTGGAATGTTGATCCAATGTGCGTATGTCTTATCCAAGAAAAAAGAAACGGACAAGTTTGTGTATTCGATGAGGTTATCCTCAGCCATCAAGGAGAGGGCGATTTAATATCTGCTCGTATGTGTGCAACAATTAAAGATAAATATCCAAATAGTCAGTATATAGCTTATCCTGATGCGAGTGGATTTCAAAGGCACACATCGGCTATGTTTAGTGATATAGATATATTAAAACAAAACGGATTTAGGGTAAAAGTAGGGAAGTCTAACCCACCTGTGGTTAATAGAGTTAATGCTCTGAATAGACTTTTAGCTTCTGATATGTTGGGGGGAAAACAACTAATAATAGATCCGAAGTGCAAAACATTAATCAATGACCTTTTAAAGGTATGTAACAAACCTAATACTAGAGATATTGATAAATCTAACAAACTTTTGAGCCATAGCTCTGATGCTTTGGGATATTATTGCAATCAAGAACACCCCATAATTAAACCAACATTAGGAGCAATAGAACGATGATACCGAACTTAGGAGCTTTATTATTACAACAGAGTAAATGGGATTCGCAGCAGAACGCAAAGAATCAATGGCGTAAACGAAGGTTATGTGCTAGGGATTTCTACAATGGATATACTGAGAGCTATACCAACAAATACTTCAGTAAGAAGCTACTATCTAAGATACCAGTAGCTAATGTGAACATCACAAGGCGTATCATAGATCGGATAAGTCTAGTGTATATGAAACCACCTAAGAGAGAATACTCTAATGAGAACTTCCCTGTGTTGTTGCACGAGAAAGACTTTAAGATGCAGAGAGCAGAGAGAATGACTAATCTCTTAGAGCATATCCTATTGAAACCTACTTGGAGAAATGGTGTACTTGATTACGATATTATAATGGACTTCGAAGCTATGTTCGGTGATGATCCATTAAGACCTATCGGATATACATACCCACTCTCTATTAAGGCATCTGTAATGGACGATACTCCAGAACTAACTGCTTATTGGGATAATGAAAACACATTTGTATTTGACAACAATGGAAAGATTCAGGACGATCCTGATAACCCTGAACATATCAATCCGTATGGCGTCCTCCCTTTCGTTGAATGTTTTAGAAATGGTCGTCCTGAATATTCCTACATAGATACATCTCCTGTGATGGATTGCATTGCTACCAATATGGAGATCAATGTGAGTGAAACTAATAGCAACGCTAACACAATGTTCCAGTCATTTGGTTATATGTATGTGAATGGATCTCAGGTCGAGAAAGACAGTCTTGAAGTGGGGCAGGATAAAATTTCGTTTCTCGGTATAGACGGAGTAATGAACATCGTATCTCCACCGAATACAGTAGATGCTCTCGCAAGTTCAATCGAACATTCCTATAAACTCCTCGCACAGAACTATCATCTAAATATCTCATTCGTAGAGGCATCTGCACCATCGTCAGGCGTGGCGATTAAACTTAGAAATCAAGAACTGACTGATGCTAGGATTAGTGATGTTATTCGGTGGAAATCGATTGAGAATAAGATATTTGAACTTGAATCAATCATCTTAGGTGTTGAAGCAGGGATCAATGCAGGAGAGTTATTAAAGGTAGATTATGAAGAACAAGAAGAAATACTATCAGAAGAAGAAAGACGAGCTAAGTGGGATTGGGAATTATCACACGGAATCATTGATGTCGCTGACATCTTAATGCAGAAAGATGCAGATAGATTCCCTGATAGAGAAACAGCACAGGCATATCTCGATGAACGAGTAGCAGAAACTAAAGTAGAAGAAACCACTCCTAATGGCTCGTTACTTGAAGCACTAACTAAA